CTACGGGCGCACCTCCGCTGTAAATCGACGTCGCGACATGTAAAGGTTCGCCAGCGCGAGAGAAACGAAGGCGCGATTGGCGTTCTTCGCCAGACCTCGATAGCGCACCTTCGTGAAACCCCACAACCGTTTGACCACGGCGAACACATGCTCGACGCGGGCGCGGATCTTCGATTTGTTGCGGTTCTTGCGGCGCGCCACTTCATCGACGCTGCCCTTGCGTCGCGTGCGTTTGTTCGTGAAGTCGCGGGCCTTCGGGGCCTTGCCATGGATCAGCGCTTTCTGGCTCGCATACGCGCTGTCGCCATAGACCCGCTGCTCCTGCCCATGCAGAAGCTGTGGCAGCGGGTGCTTATCGTGCACGTTGGCTGCCGTGACGACCGCGCTATGCGCCAGTCCGCTCTGGCTATCCACGCCGATGTGCAACTTCAGCCCGAAATGCCACTGCTGGCCCTTGCGCGTCTGATGCATTTCAGGGTCCCGTGCTTTCTCCCTGTTCTTCGTCGAAGAGGGTGCGCCGATCAGCGTGGCGTCTACAATCGTGCCACTATTGAGCTTTGCTCCGCGTGCCTGCAACACCCGACCCACCTCCGCGAAGATTCGCTCGCCCAGCTTGTGCTCTTCAAGCAGGTGCCGGAATTTGAGCAGCGTCGTCGCGTCTGGAACGGTTTCGCTGCCCAGGTCAATGCCCACAAAGCGGCGCAGGCTGAGGCTGTCGTACAGCGCCTCTTCGCACGCAAGGTCGGCAAGGTTGAACCAGTGCTGCACAAAATGAATCCGCAACATGCGCTCCAGCGCGATCGGCGGGCGACCGTTGCCGCGTTTCGGGTAGTACGGCTCGACCACCACGCACAGTTCCGCCCACGGCACGAGCCTGTTCATCTCATCGAGAAACGCCTCGCGTCGCGTAGGTTTGCGCTGCTCGCCGAATCCCGCGCATTGATCGACCGCCATCGCCAGTGTCAGTTGTTTCATCGTTTTTGCTTCTACCGTTGCATGTCTACGCTATAACGCCTGACAGCCACGAGTGGTGGACTTGTTCAGCATTGCCCTAGGCCGGATGCGCCGTTTTGCGCTGCGCCGCCCAGTGTTCCTGCGAGACCGCCAACACCACCGCTTGAACCCGCGCCGTTCCATAGGTTTTGAACGGTGCTGGGTAGGCTGCTGAAAAAACTAGAGATATCGTCAAACATAATTACTGTCCTTTACCCAGGAGTCCTGCCACCGCCCCTGGTGTTCCTGCGAATAGCGACGGTGCCGAACCGTTAGGCGCAGCAGCCGTTAGCGAGCCACCGGCGAGTAGGGAAGGGCTAGCACCGTTAGGAGCACTAGCGAATAGAGACGGATTGGCGCTCATTCCGCCCATACCAATCCCACCGCTAGGAATCGAACCAAGTCCCGCTTGCTGCGCCTGATACGACACGTTAGGCATCGAATACTGGGGCGCTTGCGGTGCTGCGGCCTGTTGCTGGAATTGCGACAGAACCGGGTTCATACCGGTAAGCGAGCCGTTGGCGTAGTTGATCGCCTGTTGTGCGTTTGGGCTGAGTCCGCCACCCAGACCCGACGCCATATAACTGAACGTCGGATTCTGTCCGTTCTGGATACTCGCCTGTACATTGCCGTATGGCGTGGTGTATTGCATGCCATCGGTAATGGTTTGCGAAGCGGGCGTTTGAGCACCAAAGGCACCGGCCAGATTCTGAACACCCGCGCTAGATTGCGGTGTCGTCCACGTTGCGGGGGCTGCTGCGGCCCCGCCAAGCATTCCGGCCATTATTTGCGCCCCCGACGTTCTAGTTTTTCTACCTTCTGGGCGAGTCCCTTGATTGCCGCAGCTTGCGAACCAATCGCGTCAACCACAGGGATTTGGTGACCGTCACCGCCAAACGCCTTGGCGAAGTCTTGCGCCATCGGGCCGATATGACGCTGGGTCCCCATGCCAATGCCTGGCTTGTATTGCCAGGTCGAGATAGGCATGGCCTTGTATTTCATAACTGCTGACTCAGGGTCGATATCCTTGATACCTTCCTTGGCGTTCTTATCCGACAGCAGAGAGAGCAGGGCGAGTGCGCCGCCACCCATACCAGACGCCATGCCACTAGCACCCATTGCAGACAACATGCCCGCCGTGGCTAGACCCGTACCGATTGCACTGGTAGCGTTGTTTCCGCCGCCTGCGGTCTGGGTAGTCGTGCCGCCTGCGCTTCCGCCGTAAGTACCCGCCATCAAATCTTGCAACTGGCGTTCGCCTGCACCTTGTGCCTGGCTATAGAGGTTCTGGTTGTAGTTATCGACGTTCTGTTGCTGGTTCTGCGCCATCGAACCGGCCATGTACATATTGTTCGCGTTCTGCGAGCCGATAGTTTGTTGGCCTTGACCGAGCGCGCCCAGGTCCACACCCGCCTGCAACGTTTGCTGATTGCCGGTAAGTCCTGCGCTTTGGTTCGCCAACGCAGCTTGGTATGCACCTTGCGCGTTCGTGTTCGCCTGCTGCTGCGCGTTCGTATACGACTGGTTGTATAGCGCCGCATCAGTATTCGCCATGTTCTGATTGGCATACTTCTGATTTAACGCTTGCTGGACTGCTTCACGCGAACCACCGAAAGCACCGGCACCAGTCGCGCTACCCGCTTCCTGTTGCTGCTGAATCTGCAACTGCTGCTGCATTTGCTGGTTCGTCGCGTCCACGACCTGTTGCGTGTACGGGTTTTGCTGCGCTTGAATCTGAGCCGCTGTAGGCGCGTTATACGAAACCTGTTGCGGGCTATATGAACCCGCCTGGTTCGCGTAGTTGACGCCCTGGTTGACTGCGCCCATACCGATGCCGGATGCGCCCTGGTTATACATGGCATTCATCCCAGACGTTTCCATATCGTTCATTGGCGCGACGCCTTCGCCTTGATATGGGGTATAGGGATTCGATGCTACCTGCTGTGCTTTCGAGTAGTTGTCCTGCACATAATTTTGCATCCAGCTAGGAATTTCCTGAGTCGTCGTATTAGTTCCACCGCCACCACTGCTCATGTGCTTCCCCCGAGTTCTTTTGTTAGTAGAATGTGGCGCGATCCATAACCGGCATCCGCCAATAGCTTTAGCCAACCGGGACGCGCGCAGATTTCAACCGCGCCGCAATCCGAGTGCTCAGCGAATTTTTCGATAAGGGCGATAATTGCTATCGCCCATTCCTTCGCGTTGTAGCCTGTACCGAACTTGATAAAGCAGACTTTGCGGCGGGGGTATTGCACGACTTGACTAACGACAATGCCTAAAGCCGTTTCCGACTCGTAAACCCAAAGCTGGGAATGGCTTTCATCAATTGACCGTTTGACATCATCGATAGAATCATTGCCGCGCATCAGGCGCGCTCCGTTGTCCTGGAGCCACTTCTCAACGCGCGGCCAAATTTGCTGGACATTGCGTCCGTCATAACAGGTGATCATAGAGTTACTTTCGTAGTACTTAGAGCGCCGGTCGTGGAGACCGTGATTTGCCAGGCCCCGCCTGACGAATCCATGAGGATCAGGCGGGGCTGACGTGCATTCGAGGGCAGGCCGCCGATAATCACATCGGCGTTTGCCTTCAGGTTTTGTTTATCGGCCTGTTCAAGCTGTTGCTTCCACGTGTTGCCGACAAGCGGTATGGGTAGATTGAGCGCCATTAGCGTTTGCCTCCTGGCTTGCCGTCGAGTCGCACGGTTCCGACTTGGAAGAGTCCGTCCTGTGTGCAGGTGACTTGCATTTGGATTTCGCGGCCCGTGATGCGGCAATCTGTGTAGCCGTCTTCGGTGCGAATCTCATAGGGTCCCCACGTGTAGAAGGGACCGCGAGGTGTCTGCTTGGTGAAGAACGTCAGGTCGTATGCGCCCGTGCCGTTGCTCGTGTCCTGAAGGATTTGATTGATCGTCAGAACCTGGTCACCCTGAAGAACATCAATGGGGCCAGTCTTCGCATACACTGCATTCAGACGAGGTGCACCGGCTGCGGTCCATCCGTTCTCATGCTCGTAAAGCTGCATATCTGAACCAGCGCCGATGGGGTAGGGCCACACCTCACGATCACTCCACGCCGTGCGACCGAGCGCGCCGAGTCCAAATCCCCAGTGGTTATCCTTGTAGTTCCAGTAACAGTAGGAATCGTTTTCTGTGCTGTTCGTGGACGGAAAGAACCACCACACCTCACTAAACGTGCTGTTGATGCCCGCGCAAATCTTGGACTTCTGCACGACGTTCAAATTGCTAAAGACAGCCTCTGACACGTCGGACGGCATGGGTTGAGTCACGCCGTTGTAGATGAAAAAGTTTTGATTCCCCATCCACACGGCAAAATTCGTTGTGGACGCTATGGCCTTGGGTGCGATGAGTCCGCAGTTGCTTGATAGCAGTTGAGTTCCGTAGATGTACGGGTAACCGACATACGACAGGGAATGAACGTCAGTGTCTGTAAAAATCAAATTGACACCTGGCATGCGAACGCCCGCCATTGGGATGCCGTTCGAGTGCAATTGAAGGTCACCGGCTGTTGTCGTTTCGTCAACAGTCCAGTTGGTGTAGTCGTTCTGATTGCACCACTGGATTTCACGCTGATTCGCACCCACACCGAGCATTACGACCATGCGTTCTGGCGTCACGAACATCGCGTTAGCACCGGTAGGCGCGTTCGTTACGAGGGTCATCGTGGGCGTTTGCGTGGTCGGACTCCACGAAAACAGCCGTCCGTCTTCGGCCTGGAGCGCCAACAGGTCTTCACCGAAGTTATCGATACTCCAGGTGGTTGCCGCTACGACCGTGGTGTTACCCGTGCGCGCGGTGCCGTATGCCTCGTCGTTATATGCGCCCGTGCCGTAGCCAACACCGATATACGCGTCAACGTATCCCTGCGCGAGTCCAGCGGGCGTCAGGTCTGTGAATACCCCGCCGTTGGTCGTATAGATATGATTGGCGGTCGCAGCCACCGCAAACGGGTTACCTGCGTTACTGCGCCAGGTGAGAAGGGCGCGCGCTGGTTCGGATAGGGGTTGCTGTGTGAAACGTTGCCAGCCGCCGATAGGGCGTAGTTTGCCGTTGTACCAGCGCATTTGCGGGGCTTCGCGCCAGCGTCCTTTTGATTCGTATTCCGAACCATTCGCCATAATTCCTGGCGGAAGTGCCACGGGGAAAAGCATAGAGCCTCCTTTATTCTTTAGGTTCTGCGAGGGCTTTTCCCGCAATGCCTACTGATGCTGCGACCAGGAATTCGCACCAAGCGCGAGCGGTGGAGGCGAAATCTAGGGCTTGGCCCAGAAACAGGGCCTTGATGCAAAGGAATAGGAGCGTCAGGAAGACCACGCCCCACATGACGCGCACGACACAGGGAGCGCCGTTGCGCGCCAGGAATAGCAGCGCAAGGCGTCTCATATCTATGCCCTGAAGTGGGCAAGCATGAAACCGGCTGCTGTAACCAATGCGCTACCGAGCGCGGCTAGCGCCGCAGTCTTTGACGGGATAGAGTCGTGCGCTTGTTTGAGTTGGTCGAAAAACTGTCTGTTGACGGCGTTTCGTAGCTCCGCAACATCGTCCCTAGTGGCAACTTTCGCCATCCCCTCGCGCAAGGAAATAATTGCCTCGTCGTGCTTAGTCAGTCGTTCGTCATGGCGCTGTAGGGTATCGGCGTGGCCGTCTACGCGCGTCTTTAGTTCCGCAATGTCGATTGCGTTATCTTGGTTGGTCATAATATGGATACCTAAGAGAGTGGGGCAGGTGCCAAAGCACGAACCCCACCTTTGATTAGCCCATCAGCGTAATCGTGTAGCGCGGAGTTGCAGACCCAGAAGTTGCCGAATACACAGACTGGATATACAGTTCTTGACCTGCGGTCACGTAGTAAGGCGTGCTCGGTGTCAGGTGGACCGAGTAATTGCCGTTCGTGATCTGGCCCGTGGCAATCTGCGTTCCATTTACCATCAGGTTGAGCGTGAATGTCTGTCCCGAGGCCGGTTGGTTATCGACCGCGACAAGCGCCGCCGTTATGTAGCTGTTGAACGGGACAGTGAAAGCCGTATAACCACTCGTGGCGTTCAGTCCGTTGCAACCGAGATACATCGTGGTGTTCTGCGATTGCGGACCTGTAGCGCAGCCAGACATACCGTAGATCGTTCCCAACGGCGTATAGCCAGGGAATCCTATTGCGTAGCTTCCGGAACCAGTGAGGCCGAACGGCGTGCTAAACGACGTAACATTGAGGACCTGACCACCCCGGAAGCAGTTGCTACTTGACCCGTCGATTTCACGCATGGCGCTAATCGATGGCGAACCGCTCGTGCCGCTAGACGAAAACGACGTAACCGAGAACATGCAGTTATTGGAGTTATCCAACACGATACCGCTGTATCCCGTGGGGATTGCTTCGAAATAGCAGTTGGTGAAACGATGGCGCGCGCTGTTCAGGAGATAGAACAAATCCTGGTTAGCGTTGTCGATCGTACAGGCGTCCCAGCCGAAGTCATTGTTATTCCCGTTGCACTTCACGACGTTGACCAGCGCGTTGTATGGGTGCGAATTCGAAATAACGGTCGTTTGCGCGTTCGAATCTGCCAACAGACAGTAATTGACCACGAAATTACCGTTCATGATGAAACGGTCAATGGTCGAGTCTGAGCAATACGAACCTAGCTCGATCCCTGCGTTACCCGCTGTATTTGAGTAAATCTTGACATCGGATACGCGCATGTCGTGCATGTACACGGCTGCGGTCGGGTTTCCGTCCAGCTTGATCGAAGCGAACCCAACAGGGACATTGTTAAACGAGAGCGCGCGTAGGTCTGAGTTAGACACGGTTGTCGTGTCGATTGTGTGCCCCGTGCCGTTCGTGCCGTCGAATTGAAGGTCGCGAATCGTATGGAAGTAGGGCGCTGTCCCCGTGCCGTTCGCCGGCCATTTGATGCCCGTTCCATGCTGCACCAGGAGACTACCCCGACCCTCACCGTAGATCGTGATACCCGCACTGCTTGGCATCGTCAGCGCCGTGAAATAGTAGGTGCCCGCAGGCACGTACACATTGAGCGCGCCCGAATTAATCGCCGCCTGGATTGCTGCGGTGTCGTCGGTCGTGCCGTTACCTGTTGCGCCGAAGTCTCGGATGCTTACCGTCCAGCCGTTCTGCTTCGCCCACACGCTACCTGTCCACGCCCAAATACACTTGTTCGTGGTGTCGAATACGACGGGTGCCCAACCAGTCGCCATTGAAGGCGTTCCTGTGGGTTGGGCCGTCACCGTCGGGAGCCCCGCGAAGCCGTTGCTAGTGCCCGTGGTGAGCAATCCACCACCCAGCATTACGTCACCGCCGCTAGGATTCAGTCCGAGCGGCTTTTTCGAGTTGCCCGCGTACACTGACTGAATAACGCTCAGGTCGTTTACCGGGTCATAGCCCATAGCCAGGCGCTTGTTAGGCGTCGCGTTATCCTCAACGAACAGCGTCCCGTTGTTACCGAAGTCCCCGAAAACTGCTGTCTTATAGCTGCTGTTCGGAACAGACGCGGTCGAGCGCACACGGCCATACACGTCAAACTCGAAACTGGGACTGGTGCGGTTCACTCCGATCATGTTCGAGTTTTGCGAACCTGTGATACTCGCTACGTTGGCGTTTGTCTTCGAAGAAATCAGGCCGTTCGTGCCGTTGAAGTTACAGCCCATGACCGTAAGCGTCGCGGTGTTGGTCGGGGTGTTGAAGTCGATACCGAACGCGTGTGTCGTGCCGTCCGTGTAGCAGCCAATCAGCGAGATATTCGAGAGCGCCTGAATGGTCGAGTCAAACAGCCACGCTGACGTGACACCGGCACCGCGCGTGCTCGCATTCTTCACACGGCAGTTCGTGAACGACAGTTGGTCACCCTTCACGAAAAAGCCCATGTCGTAGGACGTTTCTACGGCGCAGTTCGTGAAGCTAGTGTTGTACGCGTAGGAGTCAATCCACCACCCACGATAGGCTGAACTGTAAACGGCACAATTCACGAACTGGCTATCACCCGCGCCAACGTAAAAGCCATATCCCGAACCGTTAGTCGGATAGGTGTTGTCGAGTTGTGGGAACCACGAAATACAGTTCGAGAAGTTGGCGTTGGCTCCAGCGCCGATATCAAGGATGAACCCGATATAGCTGTTGAAGTCGGTACAGTTGCTTACGTTACATGCTGCGCCGGATGCAACGTCGATACCTGCACCAATCTTGCCGCCGTTGCTTGGGTGCTGGCCGACACCGCAGCCATAGGTGCGAATGTCGGAGAGCGTGACGTAATGGGGGCTTCCTGCTACGGCAACGTTCGTGCTCGTGTTGATCTGCACCACGGCAATACCGTTATCCCACGCATTCTTAACCGAAACGCCTGAGAGTCGCGAGCTATCGCCCTGAACCAGGATGGCCGAACCGGCGATAATGTTTGTCCCGTACAGGGTAGGCGCACCGTAGTTACCTACGTTCGCCTGCGCGTCCACCGTGAATGAACCCGTCATAGTCGCGGTTGCCACGAAGTTGATAACAGGCGCAGCGGCAGAACCGCTTGCAGCCTTGTTAAAGATGGTCACGGGACCTTCAGCGAACCAGGCTTGCGCAACGTTACCTGTGATAGTCGCGGACACGTTGTATGTGCCCGTAGGCCAGTAGAGCGCGAGTCCACTATTCACTGCAGCCTGAATAGCTGCGGTGTCATCGGTCACGCCGTCACCCTTTGCCCCGAAGTCCATAACCGAGACAGATTCGCCCAGCTTTGCAGCGATAGTGCGTGCGACCGCTCCAGTTCCGCTCGCCTGAAAATTGATAGAAGGGTTAGGACTATTAACCGTTAGCCCGTCGAAAATCGGTGTTGGATAAGCCATCTTTTAATTCTCTTTTTGAGGGGGCATTGCACCCCCGTGTGCTGTTATGCAGCCTCGAATAGCTCGTAAGCCACTACGCCACTATCAGAGCCGTTACTTGACGTGATCGTGAATGACGCCCCAGCAGTACGCGCGGATACGCGGAGCGCGCCCGTAGAGTTGTTATCCTGTGCCGTAAGGAAAATACGGCTGTTTGCAGTTACGGACGTATTGCCTACAATTGCCGTCCCGCCTGAAAGCGTCGCGATACCTTGCTTTGCGTTCGAACCTTCCTTCACGTTCAAACCGATTGACGAGACCGCCCCTGTTGCACCTACGCCCCCAGTTACCAGGAGAGTTCCGGTAGTGGTTGAGGTGCTCGCAATGTTGCCCGGTAACTGAAGCTGTCCAGCATCGGTCAGGGTTAGAATGTTTGCGCTATATGCGTTATTGAGAACCTGAAACTGGCCGTTCCAAACGCGAATGGTCTTGTTCGGGGTGGTAGCCCCGTTACCGTTTAGCTTGAGGTTCGCGCCATTGCTCGCCGTGTTGGTGATCTGGACGGTGCTTGTGCCGTTGGACGGTTCGGTAAAGTTACCGTAGGCCGCCGCTACCGTTCCGGTTGCTGTGAGGTTGGCTACTGTGACCGTTGCGCCTGACACCTTGAACGTATTAACGATGTTTCCGTTAATGTCGCCGGAAGGGTTTCCGCCAAAGTAGCATGGAGCCACTACCGGAGTATTGGCGAAATCGGCTTCAATCCCGTAAGTGCCGTTATTGACGATGTTTGTATGGGTCGCGATAAGCACCTGCGCGGATGCGTCTTCAATGAAGATGCCCGACTTATGGTTACCTGTAATCTGCGGGCTTGCGACGTTCACATAGCAGTTTGGCCACGTCTTAACATGAATACCGTAGCCAGCATGCGCACCCGTGACCGGACCATAGATGTTGATTTGGCCGTAGTTAGTTGTGTTCGCAAGCGTGTCATTGATGTAGTAGTTATCTCCGGTTAGCGCCTGATCGGTCACGAACTGCGGACCAAAGCCAATTTCCTGATTCTTGAAATTCTGAATGGCGTTATCGATAAGGACGTTGGTTCCATTGCTGGTTACCATCATCTTGTCGAAATAGCAGTTATCCCAACCCCCGCCAATGTGAATGCCGTTCGTGCAGGATGCTACCTTGCCATCGTGTACCCAAAGGTCATATTGGGGTCCAGGATTTCCCGCACCGCCTCCCGACACGCGGATACCATCGTTGATGGTCTGGACTTCAAAGTCGTACAGAATCTGAAAGTCCGTTGAGTAATACTCGATACCGTTCCACAGGTTGTGGTTTGGATCGTATTGGGCACCCGCTGCAATGTCTGACGTGGTGATGTGTCCGGCCCATTGAATGAGTAGGGCGCTGCCACCTGTCATCACTGTGTTACTGCGGATACCAAACCCACGAAGGACGCCGGGACCGAGTATGGAAGAGTTTGAAGAACCTACGACTGAAACAAGGTTAGCTGTTGTATTCGTGCCCCCATACATGAGCACGGTAGCGTATTTGCCGTCACCCTTGAGAGAACAAAACTTAACCGGAATGGTGAGAGGTGACGTGAACAGATAGCGACCGCCCGGAATATAACCTGCTGTATGCGGCCCCAGCGCATTCAAAAACGCCTGAAGAGCCGCTGTATCGTCAGTAACCCCATCACCCTTGGCTCCAAAGTCTTTAACGCTGACTGTGTCGCCAAGTCTGCTTTGTACATTGCGATATGTAGTACTGCTTACCTGATAGTCGATAAGCGCCGCGCTTGAATTTGACATCTTGTTATCCTTTACGCTTGCGCAAGCGTCTTGCCGTTATTCCAGAAAGTGCCCGCCGCGCCTGGCGTCGTAGGCAATTGGTTGAACCAGACACCGAACGAGAGCGCGAAATCGCTAGGCGAAATAGTGTTGGTTCCGGTTGCCGAAGTAGCGCCGATAATCGTGACCGTGCGAACGCCGACAGGAACGCCATTCGGAATCGAAAGGGTGTAGCCGGACATTACGAGGTCCGCTTGCATTTCCCCATCGAAGAAAACCAGGGTTCCGGGGTCGCTCAGAAACTCCACGCCAAGCGTCAGAGTGAGCGCGATTCCGGGCGCAAACTGCGTTGCGTTAGCGGATGCGATAGCTTCCACGGCAACCGCTTGCGACTGGCTCACGGTCCACGTGCCAACGCCCGTTGAATCGGTCGAGATAGCACCCGTGAGCGTCGTTCCACCGGCCACGCCTGCGCCGTAGAGGGTTTGCCCCACAGCCGGAAGTCCGGAATTAACCTGCGTGATAGTGAGCGTCGTTCCGCTGATTGAACCTACGAAGCTAGCGCCCTGAGTGAAGGAAATGCGGTTGGCAACATAGGGTTGAACGGAGTTCTGAACTGCATTAAGCGCGCTATCGATGGCGTTAAGGTCGGCATTGAGGATATTCCCCCACACGTCCTGATCGCCCCCGACAGTCGGAAGGGTGAAGCCATAATTAGGTGTTGTCGGATCTGCCATGACACCCCCTTAGAATGGCGCTTTGGGCCACACGATGTTGTGTGGGAAACCAATCTGCAATGGGAGGTCACGCAAGTTCTGGCGGTAGGCCGTCACATTGCGTTGCTTCGCGGTGTCGCCTTCCTCCATCGCGCGCGTGGCGTGACCGTCCGATTCCTTCAGGAGGTGATCACGTTCAGCGCGGGCATATCGCGCCTTCACCGCTGTTCGTGCGGTTGCGGCGTGGGGCTTCACTTGGGCGTGCAGTGCTTCAGGAGTCGGTTCCGGGTCCGGGAGATTCCACTTAACGATTAGCGCGCTCGTGGTCTGATGCCCCCGATCTGGACAAAGCATCATGCCAACGGTGTAATCCTTGCCGTGCTGAGTACCCGGATAGAGCCGCTGTAGCGCTTCGATCATTTCATCGTGCGTGAGCCAATCCGCGTTAGGAATGAGCGCGGATGCGTCCAGCTTCTGTTTTAGTTTTGCATCCATAGATATCCTTAGTTATTTCGCAGATAGACGACACGCATGTAAATCCATCCGTAGGTCTGAACCGTGCGCAAACCTTCGAGAACCCAGGGGGAACCGGCGTCAATCGTTCCGACACCACCAGGGCCAATCGCGCCGATTTCCATAATTCCGGAATTCCACGGGCACGTAGCGCCGATGTTGGCGTACGCGCCGGGGTTGAGATTCGCAGTCGTCCAAAGCTGGCCTTGGTCGGTGCCATCGACATAGCCGTGCAGGCGCGAACCATCCCAATTGATCTTTACGGCGTTATTCGAGTCCGTATAGACGAAGCCGCTATTTGGGTTATTGTTTCGCTTCGCTACTACGTAGGAATTGAGCCAGCCATTGCCGATGCCGTTATTCCACGCGGACCCGTAGACGTTGCCGTCACCCTGGAACACGGTCCCCACGTTGTTACGTAGGCTGTTGTCGCCAGTGTTGATATACATGTTGCTGGCTTGCCAGCGACCGTAATTCGTCAACGTACCGTTGACGGTAAGGTTATTTGTGATCGTGCCGCCTGCTACCGGGAGGTAGTTACCGGGCGTGAAGTTGCCTGTGTGCCAGATGGTGCCAACGTCCGTACTGTCGATAGTCACGTCAACCGAGTTACCGTTAGCCGTGAGCTTGAGCGCATGCGTTCCGTTCGATGCGTTGACAACCGCTGCGTTGGCGGTCGTCTGAGCCGTGTTAACGCCCGCGTCGATAGCGTCCATATTGCCATTCAGCAACGTGCCCCACGTGTTAACATCGCCCCCGATATCGGGCTTTACGAGGTTCAGATTGGCTGTGTATGTATCTGCCATTTTTTATCCTTGTTTATGGTCCTACGACCGTTGGCGTGATCACAGTCCAAATGTCGCCCGGTTCCGGTTGCGGGTTCCATAAGCTGCCCCCGTTGGCGGTCGAATTCCATGTCCACGCAGTGGCCATGTTGGCTTGCAGGATGTGCGTTCCCTGTGCCGTGCTGGACCAATTCCAGTTAGCACTACGAACCGCATGCGCCGCGCGATAGTTGCCCCGGATGCTGCTGCTTGAACTCCACGCTGAATTCATGACCGGCATAAATTCATGCCCACCCGTCGCGAGACTCGACCAAACGCCATTGCTGCGCACCGCGCCGCCGCGTGTGTATAGGCCCGTCTTAGAGGAAGTCCAGACCCATGCACTACGGTTGTTTGACGCGTATTCGTAGCGCGCACCGCGTATCGTGCTGGAAGCGGTCCACGTGGAAGTAACCGCGTTATTCGTGTCTGCTTGCTGGCCGTATACGCTACTGCCATACAGCGAACCACCATAGCCAGTAGCCATACTTCACCTCTTACATTTGCGATACGGTGTAGGTCGCCGGTTGGAATGCGAAAACGTCACCTGTACCGATAACCTTGGAGACCTGGAGCGGGCCGCCGTCAATCAGATTGCCGCCTGTCGCCGCGTCGTAAATGCCCGCGCCCGTCACCGTGCCCCACGATGCCGTAGCAGTCGGGAACTGCACCAGTGCCGTGTTCGATGCGACAGCGGGGCCGCTACCCGATACCGTCCAGGTGATCGGCTGACGCACGTATGAGCCGCCCGTCACCTCAACGCCACCCGTACCAGCGGGCATCGTCGGGTTAGTCGTGAACAGCGCGACATACACCGTGGTTGGCATCGTCCACGGCGCAACGCCCAGGAAATGCTTCAAAATTGCTTGTTCGATGGTTGTCGAAAGAGCCATGATTTATCCTTGTGCCTTAGCACTTATCGATAGCTGCGACGCACGCGGATTTTCATCGTTGAACCGCTGAATTGGGCGCGCCCGTCAGCTTCAGTGATCTTTTCAGCGAGGTCGTTATAAAGTGAATTCCAGACCTGAATTCGTTCGTCATCCTTCAGATACGGCGCAGAATGAAGCAACGCCCCGTAGAGGTAGACATTCGGATTCATGTTCAGAAGCCAGTTACTTTGCTGGGTTGCTGACAGGGGAGGGAGCTTGCCGAAATACACCATCTGAAGCGTGTATTGCGTACCCGTTGGGGGAGGGGGCAAGATTTCCATCGTTCCGCCCGCCACGGCGTAATAGCGCGGAACACCGCACTGTGTGATCTGCCGGTAATCATCCATCTGGGTCTGAGTCAGCATCTCCAGGCGCGATGGGGGAGGTAGCTCCATTACGCGCAGGTTCTGCATGCTGATGTAGTCTCGTGGAACCGGCACAAAATATTGGCCCCATTGGTCCGTCTGGCTTCCGTCGATAGTCGCCTGACTGCGCACTATGCCCTGCTGAATCCTGAATCGGTCATCCGCATTAATCGATGCTTCTGCAAGCTGAATAAAAGTGGGAATTTGGTCCGTCAAGTCTTGACGGTTCAGGAAATCGGCAACAGTCGCGCATAGGTCGTTATATGTCGCGATTGTCATAGTTAGACCTTGCCAGGGCGGGTGCGGAAAAATCGGTTTTCCGGATCATTCAGCCACTTCTTGAACGCCACAGGGTCATCAATGATTCCCTTCATCTTTAGCTCTTGATAAATGATGATCGGGATGGACGCTACCTTGTGCATACCATCGCCCCAGCGTGCGCGCTCATCGACGGCGTTGTATTGGCCTTTCGTGTGCTCTAGCAGGGGGTCGTGATTCTGGCGGTTCTCGATGGTTGCCGTATCGTTGGTCTCGTCGTAATGCCAAATGCGTTCAATACCGAACTCCGGCACCGATTCAAAGTGTTTCGTAATCATTCGTACTCCATACGAAAAAGGGGGCTCGTGCAAGCGCACTGCCCCCTTTCCTAGCGACCTACGGATTAATGCGTAAGGTCTGCGATGATGCCGTGTGCCAGCGGGTTTTGAACCTTGAGGCCGTATTCCACGACGAGTTGGCGCTTCTCGCTGTCACCAGTCTTGGCAAGCTGGTTCATCTGGAAGTTGCGCAGATATGCGACCGCCGCGTATTCCACATCGATACCCAGTGCCGTTTGCGGGCGCATGAATCGGTTCGGAACAATCGAAACCGTGCCGAAGTCCGACACGTACACGTCAGCAGCGCCGATGATTTCGGCTTGCTGGCCTGCTTCCACGTCGCGAAAGCGGGTAGCGATACCCGTGAAACCGGAGATGGTCTGCTTGTTCGTCGCGCCCACCATGACCATGTCAGCACGGCCGCCGTTGGTCCATTGTTGCGACAGCATTTCCTTAAGCATGGGTTCCGTGAGCGGAACCTGTGTGCCGTCAACCGGAGCCGTATTGACGAAGCCAGACGGCAGACCGTTCGCGCCAATGCCACCGCTGTAGACCGATGCCGAACCGCCTGCACCGCGTTGCGAGTTGGCAGCAACCATGAACGACTCGAAACCAGCCGTTGTGCGCGCCGTGCTATCCGATCCCGGCGTAGCGGCCTGGTTACTCGTCAGGATGGCTTCGAGGTCGCGCTTCAGTTCGCCACCGCGCTTGGCAAGCTGGTATGCAAGTTCCGATTTGCGACCGGCCTTGTCCACGCTTTCGAGCGAACCCGAAACCTGCACGACCTTGGTCGAGATCTGCGTGTAGTTGCCGATACGACTGGTCGGCGTGCTCGTGTCGCTACCGGCGTCAGCACCTTCGAGTGCGGCGTTGGCCGTATTCGGAGCGGCCAGGCTATCCGCCTGCCATTCGAAATAGGTGTTGCTCGCGGTCGTTTTGCCGATGTTCGAGATAAAGGGCGTGTCCGTCGGGCTGATATTGACGATAATGTCTGCGAGATCCTCGCGAATGCCCCGGGCATCGTATGTATTGTAAGTTGCCATGTTGAAACCTAATTAGAGAAGCTTTTCGAGCAATGACGCCGCGTCCTGAACCTTTCCGGTTTGTCGTAGCGTCTTGCGCGCGTCTGTTACCGCTGCGCGGCGCGTATTTGGGACTTGGCCCGCGTTTCCAGGTCGGACGACCTTTGTTTTGTTTTGCGGTTGCTGCGGTTGTGGTTTGCCCTTGGCAACCATGCGGTCGTACATCATGGCTTTATGGGCCAGTACGAAAATGCGGTGGTCTGCGGTGGTGTCCACTTCTTCAGGCGAATAACCCAGGCTATACGCGTAGTCGCGAATCGCCTGCTTGCCAGCTTGCGCTTTAGCCTTGTCTTTCCATTCGGGGAAAGCGGCTGCGAGCTTTTCACCTTCTGCTGCCATATGCGCCGTTAGTTGGCGCTGTTGGTCCGCGTTCTGGCGCTGCGTGAGTGCCTGATATTCCGCTTGAATGGCGCTCATCTTGTCTTTATGTTCGCGCCATTGTTCCTTCTGCTGAAGGTATGCAACCGGGTCGTATTGCTGGAGCGCTTGCCACTGTTCCGGAGTCGGTTCCTGGGGTTGCAGTTGTGCAATTGCCTGTTGAACCTGCGCCAGCCCAGCGCGGTACTTTTCGCGCTCACCTTGCGCTGTTGCTACGTCCTGCGTGAGCGTCTTTCGCTCATCGGCAAGGGTTTGCATCTTGCGCGTGTAATCAGCCTGGCGCGTGTAACCCTTTTTCAGTTCCGCCAACGTCACATTCACATCTTTATCGCCGTCGCGAATTGAGAACGTTGTGTCGTCAGCTACCGAATCGTGGTCATGCTCTTCCGGGCTGTTTGACTCGTCTTCCTCGTGCTCTTCCTCGTGGTGACCGTCGTCACTTTCGGGGTTGTGCTCGTGCTCGGATTCGTCGGGGTGCTCGGTTTCTTCCTCATGTTCGGGGGAATCCGTTTCCGGGTGTTCCTCATGGGTTTCAACTTCGCGGGCCTTGGGGCCTTCCTGCTTTTTGCTTCCACGCGGGGTATTGGCGATCAATAGATCGTCAGTCAGCATGTTAGCGATTGAACTTGCGGCTGAATTGACATCAGTTCCCTGTGCGGGAGTGTTGATAATAGTCATATGCCTATGCCATAAAAATAGAGAATTCGTGAATAAGTGGGGCTATTGGTAGCCCCACCGAATTAGCGTGCTTTGCCTTTCGCAGCAGCCATTGCGGAATTGGAGATTTGCCCGTCACCGAGAATGGCGTTAAGGCAACTGAACCAGGAGCGTTGAACCTGAACGTGTGCGTAAAGGCGTTCGCGCGTTTCCACGTCTTCCGGCGCAGTCCTGCACCATTCCTCGTAGAATTTTTGATTCAGCTTGCGGAGGGCTTCCTGGACAGCGGGGTTTTCGATAATCAGCTTTGCCTGATTTCCGAGCGCGATTTGCTCGCTAGGGGTTGGTTTTTCGGACATACTTATTCACCGCTTGCACCCGGTTGTGGGGGCTGCATTTGCGCTAGCTGCTGTTGCTGCTGCGCGTTGTAGATATTCGCTTGGGCGTTCGCGATATGGCCCATTTGAGCCTGGGTCATCGCGTTATCCTGTTCGCGTTGGTGTTGCGCATCGGAGAGAAGCGCATCGACGGCGTTTGAATGGAAATTCTGCTGATACTTCAATTCCAATTCGCGCGCTTGTAGGGCCACCTGGGCCGCATCCTTATCCCTCAGGCGTTGGTTTTCCTGGGTCGCTTTCGATTGCTCTAGCTGGAAGCGTTGCACGTCCAGCTGGTGACGCTGTTGCGCCATCTGCGCATCGTTGGTTGCCTTGATAAGTTCTGGGTCCGGCTTCGGTGGTTGAGGGGGCGGGGGAGCCTGGTTGGCCGGAAGTTGGTTAAAGAATTGCGAGGTATTCTTGAACCCGGCCAGTTCCACAATCTTTGACAAACAGTTGGAATACTGGGACAGGCTAACCAGTGGATTCGACGGCCCAAGGGTCATCAGAATGTCTTTCTGCTCCTGGAGAATCTGGGTTAGCTTGCCGATCTTGTCGGCGTTCGTGCCCGAACCCAGACCCACGTTCACTTCGACGTGCATGTCCGCATTCCAGTAACGCGGATCGATTTCCACCCATTGCCCGCGTAGCTTCAGCGTGCGGGGCTTATCCTGGTTCTGCACCGACAGATTTAGAATCAGCTTGAACACCTCGCGCAGGCCGGCTGACAGCATCCGCGCAATCAGTTCGGTGCGACCTTGCGACGCCGAAACCTGCTGTTGGACGGCTAGCGCGGTCGTGGATTGGAGCGTGTCAGCAGACAGCCCCATAGACTGCATAGAAACGCCTGTACGCTTGTCGAGCACCGAATCGGTGTATTCGATCATTCCGAAGGCGTCTTCGCCTACAAACGGCGTTACAAGCGGCGCGACCATCCCAGGTTCGCGCATCCGGATCACACCGCCCAATTCATCGTTTAGCAAGTCATCGTAGTTAACGTGACCTTCCACGACTGCCATTCGGGGGCGAACGGCCTGCGCCAGCGAGTCCAGCGAGTCACGCCAAACCTGGGTTTTTATGCGCTGAATGTCCGCCGTAACGTCCGTAATAGACTGTCCAAAGAACGTATGCGGTTCCTTGTCACAGTGGAACACCGCGAACGGAATGAAGTCCACGGGTTCACGGGAAACCAGCTTGAACGACGGCCCCATTGTGCAGACCTTGTGCAGTTCTGCGATTCCATCGTTATCCGCGTCAATCCAGACGTATGCTTCGCAGTACAAAACACGCTGAAGCGCAGAATTGATGCCTTCGAAGCCCCCAACGGTTCTCGCCCACGGTTGGCGGGCGATGCGCTCGACGTTGAAATCGAGTTCATTGTTGGTGACGTGCTGACGTACCAAATCTTCGTCATATCCCAGCGCGACTAGCTCAGATGTGGTCATCATGGAGCGGTGCGCAACCAGGTTAAAGCCACGGCTGGTTGGCGTATCGCACTCCAGCGAGCGGGCGCGCCGGTCGATCAGGAATTCTTCAGGTGGAACCGACTCAACGCGGATACGGCCTTTCTTGGTGCGACGCTTTACGCGCGCATCGATCACTGGAAGGGGAACGCCTACGGTCGCATGCGTGAATTGGTACTCTTTGATGACTTCGATTTGCTCTACATCGTCATCGTCTTCGAGCGTTTGCAGCGCCATCGGGTCAAGCTGCGTGTAATGCTCGGTGCGAACGATTGTTGCGTCGTCATACCAGACCTTGACGATGCCCGTCTTGTGCGTCAGCGCATCCTTAATGGTGTCGTGCAGGATTTCAAAGCCAGGATTGTCTTTCATGAAGACAAAGTTGGCGTAGTCGGTCGCCTGTTCGGCAAACGGCACTTCTTGCGGGGTGTTCGGAATGAATTCCACCACGTCATTTGACGACGTGAACATGCGCATTAGGTCGGGCATCATGCCGGAAATGGTGTCCCGCACGTCACGCGAGGTGATTTGCGTACGTCCTGCCGGGGCTAGCGCCTGGTCTAGATACCCCGTGTCACCCATGCCGGGTTCTTCATCGAAGTTCGCATAGTCCATGCGGCCCCGGTACGCTTCAGTCGCCTGGGCGCGCATTGGCGAAACTTGCTCATCGATGAAAGTACGAGCATCATTCAATTGTTGCTGAATGATCGCGCCGATTTCCTCGTCAGATAGCGGGACCGTGCCACGGTCGCTATCGACCTTGCCCGATGCCATCGAGCTTTGTTGTGTTTTGTCCGCGCCTGCAAAGTAGTCTTGACCCGAACGCACCGCGCTTGCGCCGTGCTGTTCCTCGTCATCGTCCGGTAGTTCGATACCGCGTTGCGTGAAAGGCTGCGCTCCGTTCATCATTGCCGTGGTTGGCGTCAGAAACTGATCCTTTCCGCCTTGCATAGGCGCTTTGATGCGGCTTTTCGCCATTTGTTATTCTCCAAAAATCCGCATGAAAGCGGGGGAGGGGAAAACTCCAAAACTCCCCCAGAAAGCTGCTTAGTAGCTGCCGCGCTTTTGGTTGGCCTTTACCGAACCGTCCATCAAGCCCTTTGCCTGCTTGGTTTTGCTGTCCTTGGGGCCTGCGCCGTTCGAGATAGACGACTTGCCGCCGCCTGACGAATTGCCGAACGGGGTGGGCTTTTCGGCCTTGGCGGGAGCGGCCTTGGCTTTGGTGTCAGGGGCGGGGCTTCCCTTGGTTGCCTTGGGTGCGGAAGATTTAGAGGTCGAATCACCGAAACGTGCATATGAGTTATCGAGCCAGTTTTTAATAGCCATGTTGAAAATCCAATGTGTTGCAACAAAATGAAATTGCACCCAGGCTGATTTACTGAATGAGTGCGGAGAATTTGGGTTGAATGCTCCGATTGGGTCGGACGAATTCACCCATGAGGGGGATTGAGACGGTTGAGATATGGACTACTAAGGGTGAAGCGCAAAGGTTTTAGCAAACCCGTGAAATATTGCGCCGGAGCGGTTTCCGGCTGTTCCACATATACGACGCGGCATTACCCGCCGTCGCGGCGTCACTGGCGAACGTCAGAATGAAGGCGTCAGCCAGGTCGGGGGACCGCACGCCACGGCGTTTCATCTCGTCTTTTGACTCAATCTTGATCTTTCCGGACGACTGGTAGGTGTAGCGAACCCCGGCCAGTTCAGATTTAAGCGCCTTGTCGTCTGGCAGCTTGCAGCCGCGTTCCTCGAACCATTCCTTTGCCTTGAACCACAGTTCGGCGCGCAGGTTGACGTATTTGTCACCCATCGCGGGGGATTCACTGACGTTGATTCCGCGTATCGGCAAGCCCATTTCGCGCCCACGGTCCACCACGCCACCGCCCACGCCAATAACGTCCACCAGGATTTCAACCGGGCGCTGTTCAAACGTACACTTGTCGTATAGCGCCTTGATCCGGCCAACGGTTTGCATGGTGTCGAGTCCCGCCCACCAGGTGATCTCTTCGCGCACCTCGTTCCCATGCCGGATACACAGTGCAGTGCGGTCGCTACCGAACCGGGCCACGTCAACCCCCCAAACCGGCTTGGTGTCCGGGGGTGACTCAATGTCCCGGTACATGGCGGATTCAATCAGATGCATCGGAATGACCGTGTCGTCATCCGCAAGCGGGAATTCCCCCAGGACGCGAATCCGGTATTCGTTGCTGTCTTCGCCATGTCGGGCCGCAACTTCACGCGCGAACTCTTTCGACACCCGGATACTGTCCAGGCACGACACCCGCAACGTGAACCACTCATGCGCCAGAATCGTATGACTGTCGTAAAAATAGCCCGTCGAGCGCGTTGGGTTCCCAAGTAGGATGGTGGTTGCGTGCTCACCCGACATGGAACCCTGCGCCGCCAGATATACGGCCTCGTCAACCCCGGACGCCTCGTCAGCGATCAGTAGCACGTGCTCGGAGTGAATCCCTTGGAGTGCTTCCGGCGATTCCTTCCGGCTGGTACGCAGTGAAACGAAACTTTCGTCGGGGGCAGGGCGGAACTCGATACGGTCGTTCTTGATTTCCGCCATCTGCAACAGCACGTCAGGCAGCTTTTTCATCCACGACTTCAATTCGGAGTAGAGCGCGTCAAAAAGCTGTGCGCTTGTCGGCGCGGTAATGACGGTTTTCTGAGGGAACCGCGTGAGGAAATGCCAGATAGCGACCCAGGACGTGCTGGTTGACTTACCCACGCCGTGACCGCTTCGAATGCTGATCTTCCGTTCACCTCGTGCGACCGCACGCAGAAACTGTTTCTGCCAGTCGTCGGGTTCAGCCTGGAAAACTTCCTGCACGAATAGCACGGGGTCGTGATAGTAGCGGTCTCGAAAGTCTGAGAAAAATTGTTCTGCGTTGTTCATGTGCTGTCGCACTCCGTTTTTATGCCGTCGTGCTCCTGCACGTGCTCGCGCACCAGGTGAGCGCGTATCTGTTCCCTGGTAGGCCAGGGTGTGGTTCGTTGTGGGGGGCTTTGCGCCATCAATTCCGGGGGGATATCCGGTAGCGTCTTGTCTGTGGCGGGGGGTATACTTGTGAGCGTTTGCATAGGTGCTCCGGCACGTGACACCGCACGCGATAACTGTTAGTAATCCTGGAAGTTGCAGTTGCAACCGATCCCGTGCGAGCACAGGCACCCATTCACGCAATCAGGGAGGTTTCATGACGAATAAGGAACTGCGCGAGTTTCTGGAAAATCTCGACAGGGATACGCACCCTGGGCTTCCGTACCATCCGGGCGATGACGCGGCCTATCGGGCTGCTACGTCATCCGCGCGAAGGGCACCCGCCAAAAAGGACGACAACAGCGCCCTGTACTTCGTGGGGGGCGCGCTGCTGTTCGGTGGGGGTTTCGTCCTGCCGCACATCTGGGCAGGTCTGTTAATCTGGCTGGTGTTCGGGCTGTTGAGCTGGAGCGCCAAACCCTAGAATTTTTCAGACCTTATGGGAAATTTTTTGGCGTCCGGGAAATTTTTGGGCGGGGTGCCGTAGGTCTGTGGTGTACTCCGGAATCGCGCCCCCCGACCATCTTTAAGGGGGGACCCCGGCGGCCAGCAAATGCGACTCGTTCGCGTTTGTATTGATATATCACACACCAAACACCAGGAGACGCGAATGATTCGCGTTCGCATGATATATCAGGCGGCACGGCTGGCGCTTTCGATGTGTAAGCTAGCGCGCCGTTTCGGGCCGTATTTACCATAATGTGGAACATAAGGCGTCATACACGACATTACACTTATAATGTCGCGTGTCAAGATGGCCCCGAACCGGTGTAATCAGGGCGTGTCCGGAGCAGGGCAGATGCGAACGATTCGCAGCATCGAGCGTGAATGATAGCTGTTCGCATCCAGTGATATATCACATTGCCAATACCAGACCGAGCGGTCGGTTAATTTTCACGCGCGCAGGCGCATGTGCGTGATTGGGAAACAGTCACTTTCCCGCCCCCGACAGACGGCCCCAGCTTGGCGCAGCTAATCAGACCATGACTCATCGTTGATCCCCCGCCACGGACGGCAGTCCCGCGACAGACGGCCCCAGATTGGTTCACATAATCAGACCATGATTCATCGTATTCAGACTATGACTCATCGTTGATTCCCACCACGGACGGCATTCCCACCACGGACGGCCCCAGATTGGTCCACGTAATCAGACCATGCGCCCGCATTATTCCCCGTCGTGATTCATCACTCATCGAACAGGGTGAAGTCCGAATGGCGCACCAACACGGGTTGTTTGTCGTCATCCACGGGCGCAGCCACATCCAATACATCGATCACGTCAGGTTCGCTGTACGCAACCATCTTTGGTTCGTGCCTTGGTTCGTCACGCGGACCGATATCCTCAACGCGTGGAACATGGGCGCTCGATTCACTCTGTACGCTTGGCGCGCCGCGCCGCATGACAGACAGGAATGAACTGCCCAGGTCTATGTTTACTGCAACGTTGGCTTTGTTCTCTGAATACTTGCCGTTCCACACGCCAGCTAGCCAACGCTTGGTATCGCCTGCGAGTTTTGCGGCTGCGACTTCAGTTTTGCTAGCCTTGCCTTCAATGGCACGTTTGAGTGTGTTTGCTGCGTCTGATTGGATATCGTCAGCCAGTGCGTGTGCGGCTGTCTCTCGTGCTTTGTCGTAGCGCTGTGAGCGTTCGGGCGTTCGTTGCAACCATTTCGCCAGGAATGGTCTGGAGCATCCGGACTCGAATGCTATGTCTTGCAATGAACGACCGTCTTCGAGTTTCGCGAAGATCGTTTCCTCAAGGCTATCTAGTTGCTCGATGCGAGCACGTTTGACGGGTGATCCGGCCATAGTAGCCTCCTGGTGTGAATGTTCGGTAAAACGACAGCACGCGCCATCTTGCCCAATGACTGATGTTCGGGAGCAGTGGCGCTTGCGTGCTGTCATACCTTAAATTGCATGTGGGGCGAATTCCCCAAAGTATTGAATTTCCTTTGCGTGACGCCAAGCGGTTGCTGCTTGCAGGCTGTCAAAGGATTTGGATTCAGAGACCTTGAGGTCTTTTCGCTTGATACGAATCCACGCCTGGAATGTTCCGTTCTCGTGTTCGGTCACACCGCGTACGCCAGACCTGCCGATTGGTCGAATCGCGTTCAACATATCTTCCCCTCGTGTTGCCAGGCGTAGGTTAGCGATACGGTTGTCGTCAGGCACACGGTTCTTAAAGTCGATCACCAGCCCGTCTGGTACGTCAGAGCGGGTGAACAGCACCCACGCGACCGACGAGGCGTATACGTGCAGGTTGGTTTTCCCCTTGATGTAGATTTGGAGGCGTCCGTTTTTGGCTTGTGGAGTGCCAGCGGGTTTGCCCTTGTGTCGTGTATTCCACGCTTTGGCGTCTTGTGGGCGTTTGAAGTGGTGGTCTGGGCGTTCTTTCCACGTTAGCTGGCCCGTGTCAGGGTTGTAGTGGAAACAGGATTGAAGAAACTCTAGATGGTCGAGCAAGGGCTTACGTGGTGTGAATGGTGCGCGCTTGCGTTTGGCGTATGTGGACAGTTCGATGTTCGCCCATTGTGTGTTTTTCGAATTGTTATCTCGATACTTGATAATGCCTGACGCTGGAATGTCTTTTCCTGTGTTCAGGAGGTACGCCAGACGGCCCCGCGTTGCCTTGAATGCTTTACCGTCGATATGCACCAGCGTTTGATACGATTGGATCACGCGGTTACCGCGTTTGATTGCGCCCGTGCTGGGGCAATACGAGAATTCTTGCTGGAGTGCTTCGATTTGTGTTGGACTGAGTTTCATTGGAGTATTTCCCGTGCGTGTTTGACGAGGTTCTGAATCTCTTCTGACGCGTGGTCGATCGATGACGGGTCGTCCGGGATTTCCTGGTAGATATCCCGCGCCCGTATCTTGTACAGACCTGACATGGAGAGATTGAACAGCCTGCAGATTTCGCCTTTGTTGATCGGAAGGGTGACCATTTCGCGAACCTGCTGAATCTGAATGGGTGAGAGTTTGCGCCGATGGGATATCAGGGGTTTGCCGGGTAGTGGTGCTTTGCGCCGGGTTTTGATACCGAGCATGCGCTTCAGCCTGGCGACCGTGAGAACTTCCCCGTATATCTCGATTTGATCCTTTGCCGCCAGTTCAAACAGGGTTAGATGGCGTGTAGGGGCTTCAAACTCGATTACCAGGCCCCTGATGCGGATATCGTGCAGGTTCTGACTGGTGAGCTTTTCCGGGATGCTTTCGATGAGTTCGATCGGTAGGTGCCAGGCTGACGCGACTTCGGATGGTGGTGCTCTGTCGAGATGCAGAATGATGGCGTGCAGGTCGTCAAAGGTGAAATGTCGTTTCTGGAGCATGGATAGGAAAAAGCCCGCGCTGGGCGGGCTGTCCGTTTTAGATGTGGAGCACGCATAGCACCAATTCAATAACTACCGCACCGGCCAACAAAGCGAGAGCAAAATTGCCGACTGGGTTTTCAATGAGTTTCTTCATGTGAGTTTTGGTAGATGGTGGAGTTAGCGGTTGACGACAAGCGACCGATCAAACGTGATACGTGGCCTTCCTGGGCTTTGTCGCCCACGGTATGAGCGACTAGCAGTAGGTCACCCAGGCGTATAACATAGTAGGTATATTCCTCGTGTAGCTGTTCGCCTGAGTGCATGCGATCTTGTAGGCGGTGGACGACGGGCGCAATCTCGGTCACGCACTCGATTAGATGCTCTTTCAGACTCATGGCTTAGGCTCCCACTTTGTTGAACAGTCCGTGTGAGCGGATCATTGCTCGTGCGCGTTGTGTGGCTACGCGTTGCTTTTCTTCGCCTTCCCATAGCTCGCTAATCCAAAGAAAGCCCTTACGCGTGAACTTCCATTCTTTGTCACCGAAGCTGTTCACGGTCGGGCGGAATAGGCCACGTGCATTGCTGTCGTATGGCTCTTTCGGTACATACTTCCCGGCCAGCTTGTATTGAAAGCCGCTCTTGACCAGGAATTCACGGAACGATGTTTCCGTGATCGTGGAGAACTTGCCCTTTAGCATCTTCACGACTTCGCGAAAGCCCATATCCTCGTCACGTTCGACAAACGTCTGGGTGAACTGTTTAGCGGGTTCCAGCGCCTTGATTGTGCGGTCCTGCTGGGTTAGTTCTTTCTCGTACTCGACCGCTTGCGCCTTGTATTGTTGAATGTAGCCCCTGCGACGGTCTGCGAGCGCCTGAGCCTCGTCAGCCTGTGCGATTGCCAGTGTCTTCGCGCGGTACTGTTCAGCCCAAGCCATTGCCGCTTCTGCGGGGTCTTCGAAGTTGGGCAATGGGGGAGATTTGGTTTTCAACCCTTCTTCAAGTTCAAGCCAGCGCTCCACGATGGCGGCTGTGAATTCGGGGCAAAGCTGCGCCACGACCGTATAAGTATCGTTGCGCCCTTTCTTGCCACTGAACACATACACTTGGGTGTCGCGTGGACGGCCCATAGCGTCTGTTCCGGCTTCATCCACCATTGGTGGTTGGACAATTGCGCCCCGTTCTGCCAAGCGTTCGATGGCTCGCTTGACGCTATCGTGTCGCACCTTGAGTATGTCCGCAATTTCGCGGCTGTTCATCGTGACCGTAGCGAGCGGATCAAAGTTCATGAGATTGGACATGGTAGTTACTCCGAGTAATAACGACGGGTTGTCGCCTGAGGGTGTCCAGCTTTTGGCCGGCATAGGTTTTCCCCCGTTTTGGGGGAAACCTCACGTTGTTAGGTGCGGCGTGACGGGCGCTTTCTAACGGGCGCTGCGTCGCAATGGGCTTTGACCGCTGGTAGCACGTCATACAGCGCGTGGCGGTATGCAGCGCACTTTTCGAAGACTGCGTTGTAGTGTTTGTGGTTACGGCGATCATTCGCCTTATCCACGTGATACGCGATGCTGTAGGCTAGCGACTCGTCATAGTGAATATCCTCTGTGGTGCCGTGGTCGCGAACCTGTTCGTATGCGCGGTGCTTGGCGTACTGTTCATAAAGCGCCTCACCGTTTTCGCGGATGAACTTGATACGCGACGGCCTACGGTCGGGAACGACTCCAGGAGGTGCGTACATTTCCGCGAGCACCATACGGGCGCGGCGTTGGATTTCGTCATAGCTGAATCCCGTAATTGCAGAGAGTTCGCCAATGCTGATTTGAACGTCGAATGAAAGGTTCATAGTTGAATTCTTGTGAGAGTGAGTTAGAGGAATTCGGAAATGCGCTCAATGCGGGCGCGTTCGATATCTGCCGCGTAACCTACACGCAGGTAATGGCGGGCAAGTTTCGACAGCGTAGTGTCCCGATCCTTTGCCATTGCCTTTAGCACTGCGTGCAAGTCGTCTGGTAGTTCAATAGCCACCCGCGTAAACGGGCGCTTGCGTTCGGTAGTCATTTGATTTCCTAGAAGGGTTGGGATTACTTCTGCACTTTATTTACTATCAAATTGAGCTTTTCTTGGTCGTTCGGTGGAACATCGGCCCCGAAACCCTCTTTTTCTTATAATGATTTTTCATATGCCTTAGCAGAAAATCTTGTATAGCGCCAAGCCATTGACTGGAAAAGAAAAAAGCCCCAGACCTTTCGGAATGGGGCTTTCGAGTGCGAAAAACTCAGAATCAGGAGTAAATGCGCCGCATCGGTCCTATAGATATCAGATTGATTCCGGACGGGTGCATTGTGGGCAATCGGACACTCGCTGCGCTCGCGCCCGTGGATCGCCCCAAGGGGCGAGACAAAAATTTCAGTTAGAAACAGGATGGAGCAGGGGCGGCGCTCAGTATGTATAAGTTAAAGACAAAAAAACAATCTAAAACCGTCTGTCTGCCAAGGTGGTGAGCGGAAAGGCAAAACATCCCCCATACCCAAGACCTTTAAGTCCTGAGCTTCGAGGGGCACCTTCCGCTTACCACCTTGAAGACTATATGTCTGCCAAGTATGGAGCCGCGTATAAGGGTTACAGTCGTCGCACAAGACTCTGTAACAAGGCAGACTATCAGGGCTTATATGCTTACCCCCACAATGCGCTCTACCTCACCAGCACATACCTATTAGCTACTGTCGATCTGAGGGCCAGACTAGTCTAATAGGCGTTACTCGCCACATCCCACGCTTGACCTCTATTGTTCCGGTAGGTCATTTTCACTAACACGCCCCGCCGGTTGTCCCTGCAACGTGTAGCTAGTCCGATTTAATTTCCGAACACCTTCTATTAACTGCGCGAAATCAGGTTTCGTGCAGCTACACCATCAAATTGCAAGTTTCGGCACCGCTTTTTGTTGCGGAAACGACAAAACACTGTTGCTAATTTGTATATAGTCTGAGAAAGATGGAAGACGCCATGGTGCTCACCGCGATCAACACGATTTACCACTGACATTTTTACAGACTTTATCACTGACCCCTGTGCTGTATATCAGACTAAATCCGAGTTCCGTATATCAGACTAAAATCCGGGTGCATAAAATCAGACTAAATAGTTGTTGCATTCTTCTTTTGTGTCGATATACTTCGTCCCGTCATCGCAATTACTAAGGGGAAAAAAATTACTGCCGTTAAACGACTCCAAATTAAGAACCGATTAATCCAACGCGTGAGGAACTCCGACCGTGAGGAAATCGAGGAAATCGAGCGTGCCTTTGCTGGCGACGCGGAGGCCGGGGTAGCCCTGGCATGTGGCATACATGACGAAGTGGCAGCGCTTGCGGTAGAACTGTTCCGCGCAAAGATGCCACGCACCGCGTACGGCCCTTTCCTAAATACTATATGGTCATTTGGACACCTAAATGTAATTAAAGCCGCAAAGTCCGAAAGGACACTAACCGCCATGTTCAGGTACGCTTCATACGGCTTGGAAAAGCTACCTGAAGGAGACACGATACGTATCTATCGCGGTACGTCTGGAGTGGACGAAAGGCGTGCAGCGTGTGGGTATAGCTGGACAACAGACAGGGGCGTAGCTGCATTCTTCGCTGTCGTCCGCTGTGGTAGCGGCAAGCCCATAGTAATCGCTGCTGACGTGCCACGCGAGAGCGTATTAATGTACGGCGGAGGAAGGGGTGACGGAGAAAGGGGTGAACATGAAGTGTTCATTAGAGGGGTGCCGTGGAAAATATCTGTAACCGGGACGCCCGAGGATTGGTGCGACTGGGTCAGAGAATACCGACCTGGCATAAGCGTTGATTTAGAGGAAATCCTTAAAAAACGCCTACCGGAGTACGCCTGAATAACAAGAACCCGGCCCGCAAGCTAGTCACTTGCGGGCGTTTTCATTTGGGGCGGGCGGAAATCTGCCCGACGCGCTCTATCTCCTTCCTCAGTCGGGAGCGAAGGCGCGCGAACGCGTGGCGCGCATCTTCCAGGTTGGCGCGGGGCTTGGTGACGTCCCAATACGCCTCCCAGCGAGTGCCGCCAACTCGGAGAAGGCATACCGCGCGCATTGAATCTCCAGGATCAAGCGCCGCACATCGGGGTCGTGCCGCCGTTCGCGGTACAGCCGCCGCAACTCGTCGTAGGTCGGCGTTTCGAAGGGCGGAAGCCCGTACATGAAGAGATCCGCCCGCTTGCGCCGCTCCCTGGCCCATTCCTCTTTGGTCCGCTCTTCCTCAGGCTCGGTGATCGTGGGCGCGTTGCTCCCCGTGCCGTCCGTCGCTGGGTCGGGTTCCTCGTCGTAGATGGAAAAGGCATCTGGCACGATTTTATGTGGAAGGGCTGTATGGATATAAGGGCTATCCAGCTAGCTCCACTTGAGCCATGATGGCGGCATGAGCGAAGCCCAGCATACGCCAGTTGCCGGCCAGGACTATCCACAAACGTGGAGCCAGTTCGAAGACTGGTTCTCCAGTGAATTGGATTGCCTGCGCTACCTCGAACGATTGCGCTGGCGTGAAGGCTTTGTTTGTCCGCGCTGCGGATGCCGCGATGCGCCGTATCGGGCCGATCGAGCCCGACTGGTCTGCCGAGCATGCCGGTTTCAATGCACCGTGACGTCGGGCACGATCTTCGACAAAACCCGTACCCCACTGAAGGTGTGGCTGGCTGCGGCGTGGTACATCACGAGTCAGAAGTCAGGCGCCAGCGCGCTAGGGTTGCAACGGGTCCTCGGGCTGGGCAGCTACCAGACGGCATGGACCATGTTGCACCGTTTCCGCCGGGCGATGGTTCGTCCCGGACGCGAGCAACTCAAGGGCGTGGTCGAGGTCGATCAAAGCTATCTGGCTATCCGAGAACGTCGGGAAAGCGCTCGTGGTGCCGCCCAGAGTAAGCGCACAACCAAGGCAGTGATCGTTATCGCCGTAGAGATCCTGGAGCCCAAAGGCTTCGGACGCATCCGCTTGCGACGGATTGATGAGGAAAGTGCCGCTAACGTTCTACCTTTTGTGAAGGAGGTCGTAGTGCCGGGCTCCGTGATTCGGACCGACGGTGCACCGATCTACTTCCCCTTGGGCGAGATCTATGGGCACGAGCGAACTATCGTGAGAACGGTCACGCCGGGTTCGCTTGCGCCGGCACATGTGGTGCTGCCAGGCGTACACCGGGTCGCCTCGCTGCTCAAGCGGTGGCTGCTCGGTACGCATCAAGGCGCAGTCAAGCCTGATCAGCTTGACCATTATCTGGACGAATTCGTGTTTCGCTTCAACCGTCGCACCTCGCGCTCGCGCGGGCTACTCTTCTATCGCTTGCTTGAGCAGGCGGTCGTGACGGCTCCAATCACATACGACGACGTGGTGGCTCGGAAATCACGCCGCAAAGGCCAGCAACTTCCACAATGCGAAAATGTGGAGCTAAGTGGATAGCCCTTATGGATATACAGTATAGCCAGGGCGGCGCACGGTGGGGGCAATAAAAAACCCCGCACGCGGCGGGGTTCATGTTGGGGGCTGTCAGACTGCTAGGAACTCCGTCCGGTCTTTGCCCGCGATCCACCGGGGCGGCTTGCCGCGCCCGCTCCACGTTTGCCCGGTCACGGGGTCGCGATACTTGGGGGGGATCGGGCCACGCGGGCCACCCGGACGCGGGCGCGTGAACTGGATTTCCGAATGCAAATCGTAGTCCTCGACCAATTGCCGGATCTGTTCGAGCGCATGCGCAACCTCACGTGCACGGACTTCCTCAATCTGTGCCGTGAGGGCGTCCCGTTGCGCCAACAATGCGCGGTAACCAGATGCGGGCGCTTCCTCAGGTTGCGCCGCCGTGGGCGTGTCGAAAAGCGCATCAGCCGGTTTTACTTTCGTTTTCGTGGTTGCCATCATTTTTCCCGTTGCGTGGAACTCAAAAACCTTGACTGTTAATTGTCGTTCATGCGGTTGCAGTGGTGAACATATCGGCAAACATCGCCTTGAATACTTCGTCCATATGCGCGCGAACCGGCGCGGCTTCTCTGCGACGGCGATACATTTTCGCGTACTCTGCCGCTTTCGTCATGTCCGATTCGGTTACCGCCAGATTCTGATAGTCCACGTCACCAGACAGCAAGTCCTCAAAGGACATTTTCCGGGAACCGAGCCACTCGTAAATGGGCGATTCATACAGGTACATGTCCGGGTTAATCGTGGCGCGCTTGTGCTTCTTGACGTACGAGAAAATCGCGGGCATTTCCTCGACGGGGTCGCCTTCCTCAATACGGTTAGGCAACAGTAAGATACGATCCGCGCTAACGCCCAGGCTGCTAATCGCATCTATCGTCTGGGCGCTTTCTTTCATCGCCTTACGATCAGGCGTTACCGGAACGATGTAACGATCAAACTCGCTTGCGCTGTCGTCAAACTTCGACATTGCCAATAAAAAAGATTCGATATTCGACGCGCCAATATCGACAATGGCGTGACGCGTGAGCGTGATCTTTTCCAGAAGGTCACCAAACTTTTTCCCCTGGATTTGCTCAACGCCGTTCGCGCCTAAATCTTCGGCAGATTCGTTTACGGTTTCAATCGAAGTGAAAGCCGTTCCTACGGGCATACGTGGGGCCAGGAAGTAATGCGACACCAGGGTTTTGCCAACACTGCCCGAATAGTTCAACACTGCGATTTTCATATCGTTCCTATGAGTCGTCTGTCTTTTCAAAGTCCGCAGCCGATTTCGCGCGCTGCGCCTTAAGGTCCTTCCTGTTACGAGCGACCTTTACAGGTGTTTCTTCCGCCTGTTGCGACGTAACAACGTCGGTATCAATCGGCGATTGCGACGTTACGCCGTCGTCCTGCGGTGCTGGATTTGCCTGCGTTGTCTCTTTGCGTTTCGCTCCCCGTGCACGCTTGAGCGTCGTTTTGAAGGCTTCGAGCGTGAGGGTAAGACCGTTCGAGGCGCACATTTCCGCGTGAATCGCCTTGATCGGCACTCGCCGTTCTATTGCCGCTTCTATTTCCTCCAGATGTTTACGCACGCGGTACGCGTTCGCCTTCTCACCAGATTCCAAATCGTTCAGGGCCAT